GTTACTGGAATTTGTTTTGAGTTGTACCTATGATTCCAATAGACCCGATAACAGCGTTAGAAGGACTACAGACTGCAATCAGCGTAGTCAAAAAGGCAAGCAAGGTCGCAAGTGATCTGGCTGGATTGGCTCCATCCATTGCGCGGCTTTTTGATGCCAAGAGCACCGCTACCAAGGCGATGCTTCAGGCAAAGCGTACAGGGGGTAAATCCAACCTAGGTGCGGCGTTACAGATTGAGATGGCTTTGGATGAGGCCAAGCGGTTTGAAGAACAGTTAAAGATGCTGTTCATGCAGGCGGGACGCATAGACGTATGGAATGCGACCAAGGCTCGGCAAGCTGAGATGGATAGAGATGATGCCAGAGAGATGGCGGAGCTAAAGGCTGAAGAGAAGCGCCGCAAAGAAGAAGAGCAAGAGCAGATGGCGTGGGCGATTGGGGTTGTTGTGATTGTGATGCTCCTAGGCGCAGTTGGGTGGGGCATTGCTGAGATACAAGATTACTGTGCCAAGACAAGGTGTGGTCGGTGAATGAGTACCAGAAACAGTTTGACCTCTTCCTTAAAGTCTTTGTCAGGCTGTGTATTGCGTGGTGGGTGCTTGGGTTTCTTAAATTCCTGCCAGACGATCTGTCTGACAAGATTGTGAACAAAATACTTGGGATGTTTGGACTATGAGTGAAGAAAAGCCAGCAGATGTACTAAGCAAGGTGCTGTCCTATGTGGATAGTCCATTCAAGCTGTTTGCGCTGATACTCATGGCGGTGTTTGCATTTTGTGGGTACTTTGTTTGGCAGAACCAAGAACTGCTAGTGGGCGCGTACAAAGAGTCCAAGAAGATGCCAAGCATTGTTGAGGACAGAGTGGAAGATGCTGCCGCCCACTTGCTTAAAACCACCAACGCCACCGTTGTTGCCGTATTCAAAGTAAATCCAATGTTTGGAACCAGAGTGCTGTACCGCGCTTACACTAAAGAAGGTCGAGACAAAACCAACGATGGACTTGATGTTGGGTTGTTTACTCAAAACTCAGCCAATAATGCTGATGTGGTAAAGCTGATGGCAAGTGAGATTCCTTGCGGTGAATACCGATCAGCGCAATCAGAGATGGGTTTATGGTATATCGCCAAGGGAGTTACCTACACTTGCCGAATCAGCATTCCACCTGACCCAAGTCGGTTTGTTGGTCAAATTACTGTAGGCTGGGATAATGAACCCATCGATATTCAGGTGACAAGAACCATGATGGAAATTGCAGCAACCATGCTTTCAAGGAGCAAACAATGATCGCACTCGACGCACTAAAAATGGCGCTTAACGCGCTAGAAAGTATTTTTGCATCAACTCACCCTTATCGGGAAGACGGGACAAGCACTCTAAGCGAAGAATCTGTTGAGTTGAGTAACAAAGCTATTGCTGCCATTAAAGAGATATTGGAGCAGCGCACATGATTGGACTCGACGCACTTCTAAACGTGGGCGGCAAGCTCATTGACAAGCTAATTCCAGACCCAGAGGCTAAAGCCAAGGCGCAACTTGACCTTGCAAAAATGGCACAAGATGGCGAATTAGCAAGGATGGCCAACGAAACCGACCTGTACAAAACTGAGCAGAACAACCTGACCGACCGCTTGAAATCGGATATGGCCAGCGACTCTTGGCTATCTAAGAACATCCGCCCCATGACGCTGGTTTACATTCTGGTGGCGTACCTGCTGCTGGCAATCTTAGACGCTTCGGTAATCGACATTGCTGACGCATTTGTTGAACTGCTGGGGCAGTGGGGTATGCTGGTCATGTCCTTCTACTTTGGTGGCCGCACCCTTGAAAAAATCATGGATATGAAAGGTAGAAAATGAACTTGACACCCCACTTCACGCTTGAAGAACTTACCGCCTCAGAAGCCGCAGAACGCAACGGATGGGACAACGCGCCAAATGAACAGGAATTGGAGAACCTTAAACGCCTCGCCGCCTTCCTTGAGGAAGTTAAAACTGCCTTGGGCGGAAGACCAGTCATGGTTAACTCTGCTTTTCGCAGCAAGCAAGTCAATGATGCTGTTGGTTCTAAAGATACTAGCCAGCATCGCATTGGTTGTGCTGTGGACATCCGAGTACCTCAACTGACCCCTGACGAAGTGGTCAAAACCATCATTGCGTCTGGCCTGCCATACGACCAAGTTATCCGAGAGTTTGACCGCTGGACTCATGTAAGCATCCCAAACACGCCAGATGCCAAGCCAAGAAAACAGGCACTGATTATCGACAAAACAGGCACACGGCTGTATGCTTGATGCACACCCAAATTGATGGGAAAATAAGCCATGCCATTAAAGAAACTTCAGCAGAAAGCTGGCGTAAACAGAGAAAATACGCGCTACACGTCGGAGAACGGTTACTACGTTTCCGATAAGATCCGCTTTCGCCAAGGCACACCTGAAAAAATCGGTGGTTGGCAGCGTATTTCTTCTGCTATTTTCCAAGGTGTATGCCGCTCTTTGTGGAACTGGGTGACTCTGGGCGGGCAGAATCTGCTGGGTATTGGTACTAACCTAAAGTTTTACATTGAGAACGGTGGACTGTATTACGACGTTACCCCGTTGCGCTCGGCTGTACAAACTCCTGTAACACTAAACAACCCTTTTGACACTACATCTGGGTCAGACGTTATTAACGTCAATGACACTGCCCACGGTTTACTTACCGGTGATATTGCTACCTTTTCTGGGGCCGTTGCGGTCGGTGGAATTCCAGCAGAAGTACTTAACACTAACCACACCATAACGTATGTTGGAGCTGACGACTACACAATTACCGTATCTACTACGGCATCATCCACTGTGACTGGCGGGGGCGGTGCATCTGTTTCAGCAACATACACAAAGCTTAGCGTTGCACTGACAAACCCATTTGCTACGGTCAACGGCTCAACAACTGTCACTGTAACTGACGCAGCTGGTGGCTATACCAATGGTGACTTTGTTACCTTCAGCGGTGCTACAGCTGTTGGTGGCCTTACTTTAAATGGTGAGTATGAGCTAACCGTAACCGGCACATCTACCACTCAATACACAATTACTGCGGCAAGCCCGGCTACTTCCACTGCTACGGGCGGTGGGTCTGCTGTGGTTGCTGCTTACCAAATTAACATTGGCGCTCCTTATGCGCTTCCTTTGGTTGGCTGGGGTGCTGGCCCGTGGGGTGCTGGGCCTTGGGGCGTTGGTGTGGAATCATCTGACCAGATGCGTATTTGGTCACAGGCTAACTTTGGTGAAGACTTACTCTTTGCACCTAACGGTGGTGAGATTTACGTCTGGAAAGCAAGCTCTTTGCTGACTTCACGGGGTGTGGCTATTAACAACTTGCCGGGAGCTTCTTCCTGCCCAACGGTTCAGAGTTCTATTCTGGTGTCTGATGCTTCACGCTTTACGTTTGCGTTTGGCTGTAATGACTATGGAAGCACCATTCAAAACCCCATGTTGATTCGCTGGTCTGACCAAGAGGATTACTTGGAATGGTTCCCCTCTGCAACCAATCAGGCTGGTAGCTTACAGCTATCCAAAGGCTCAAAGATTGTTACTGCAATTCAGACCCGGCAGGAGATTGTTGTGTTTACAGACTCAGCTCTGTATTCGTTGCAGTACCAAGGGCCGCCAGCGGTGTGGGGTTCCCAGTTGTTGGGAGACAACATCTCTATTGCCGGGCCAAACGCAGCTGCAACCGCCACTGGTGTGGTGTACTGGATGGGCATTGATAAGTTCTACAAATACGACGGTCGGGTGCAGACTCTTAGATGTGATCTGCGTCAGTATGTTTTCCAAGACATTAACTTGGAGCAACAGGATCAATTCTTTGCCTCTACCAATGAAGGCTTTAACGAGATCTGGTGGTTCTACTGTTCCGCTGGGTCGTTCACTATTGATAAGTACGTAACATACAACTACTTAGAAGATGTCTGGGCTTACGGCTCAATGGCCCGAACAGCATGGATTGACTCTGCCCTGCGTAAATACCCAATGGCGGCAACGTATACGTACAACATTGTCTACCACGAACAAGGTAATGATGACAACGAAACCGGTACAACTTTGCCAATTACTGCCGTTATTGAGACTACCGAGTTTGACATTGATGACGGCGATCACTTTGGGTTTGTCTGGCGTATCCTGCCCGACATTACTTTCCGTGGGTCTGATACATCATCTCCGCAAGTCACCATGACTTTAATCCCCTTGCAAAACTCTGGATCGGGAGCCAACAGCCCAATCTCTTTGGGTGGCAACTCGGATGCTACGGTAGTACGTACAGCCACTGTGCCGATTGAAGAGTTTACGGGTCAGGTTTACGTCAGGGTTCGTGGCCGTCAAATGATTATGAAGGTGGAATCTACCCAGCTTGGGTGCGCATGGCAGCTTGGCTCACCCCGTATTGACATCCGTCAAGATGGCCGCAGAGGTAATTCATGAGTCTGATCGTCACAACGGAATACGACTTTCAGCGGGTTGAGCCGCCTGCTCTGCCGTTGGCAACAGAGCAATACAACAAAGCGTACCAAGATCAGCTAAACAATGTGCTTAGGCTGTATTTCAACCGCCTGCAAAACATTCTTAACCAGATGAATACTGGCTCAGGCTCAATTGATGGGTCTGGCTTGCGTCTGCCTTACGGGGCTTTTTCTAGCGATCAGGATCAAACAGCCACGGCCAATACAGCCACGTTGATGACGTTCAACACCACAGATTTTTCTAATGGTGTAACCATAGATACCTCTAAAATCACGGTAGCAACTGCTGGTATTTATAACCTACAGTTTAGTGCTCAGTTTCAAAACACTGATACGGCCTTCCAAGATGTTTACATTTGGCTAAAACAAAACGGCGCTGATATTACAGGATCAACTGGTTTTATATCTGTTCCAAATAGACACGCAGGCACGGACGGGCATTCAATTATTGGCTGGAATTACTTTTTGTCTATGAGTGCCAATGATTACATTGAAATATATTGGTCTGTACCTAATGTCGCTGTGAGTATTCAGCACCTTGCGGCTTCTGGCACGCCTACAAAACCGTCTACTCAATCTGTTGTGGCCACAATGTCATTTGTGTCGGCTCTGCCTTAAGGAAAAATATGGCTGAAGATTACAAGCAACTTATAAAGAAACAAATTCTTGGCCAAGGCTTAACCAGTAAATGGTCTGGTGCGGGTTTTGGTTCTGCTGAGGCAAATGCCGAGGACATGGCTAAGATTCTGTCTAGCATTGGCATTACCGACATCAAGCAGTTTGGTAAGGTTCCAAAGTATGAGCCTGTTCAAGAGATTGGTAAAACATACAACGGCAATCAAGTTGTTCAACTCTACGATGAAGATGCTGGCACTTCCAGAAACGTCATTAGGCAACCCGATGGTGGCGCTGATGAAGAGGGAAACCCAACATATAAGATGGTTGATGTCCCACAAGACGCAAAAATAGATACTCAATATGGTCTTGCTCAGGACAACGGAGAGGGTGGTTTCAACTACACACCAGTTGATCCATCAAAAGTTAAAACGGTAAATGGGCAAGCGGTAGCCGATACTGGGCAAACAACATTTGGAAATAAAGTTACTGGTCAAGAAGTCCCGAACACATACACCGAGCGCCAAACGGGGAACTTCTTTGGCGGCACTTATGAGGGAAAAGGAAACACCGGTTACGGCGTGCAGTTTGATTCCCAAGGTAATCCTATCTTTTACACACAGGGCGCGTCTAGCAGCGACATAGGGAATATTGCGCCACTGCTGTCAATTGCTTCATTTATTCCCGGCGTAGCTCCATTTGCTCAAGGTTTAAACGCACTGATTGCAGCCAAGCAAGGCAATATATTGGGTGCTGTTGCGGGCGCTGCGGGTCTTGGGGGCATGACTGAAGTTGCCAACGCAGCTAAATTCGCAGGTGCTCTAAAGAGTGGCGATCCGTTAGCAATTGCTATGGCTGGCGCTAACGCCGGTGGAATAAGTGATATTGGCGGGGTTGACCTTAAAGATATTTCCAAAACAATTGGCGCAGTTAAAGCAATTGAGAGTGGTGATCCACTAGCCATACTGCGCTATGGCATGGACGCTCTGCCAAAAGGTGACGGCCTTACATCTTCTATTGGCCCCGGCAATATGGATGAGTTTAGGGAAAACTTAATTCCCGGATACTTCCAACCCGGTGGTGAAGGGTACATGGCTTCTTCTGGTGGTGAATCCCCCATGCCAAGCCCAGACGAAGATTTCCCGTCTACATCCCCATCGGGTGGCGCTGATTTAAGCCCCGGTTACTACAACGAAATAACGGGTGAATTTGTTTCAGATCCTTTGGGTGGAATACAAGGCCCACTTGGGCCAGAGACAGGTAACTTTGATCCAAACAAAGAGTGGGAATACAGCCTGACCAGACCCGGAGTTTGGACAAGCAAGGATGGCGAAGAGATTGATGTGAGCTATATGCCAGATCGAGACACAGCCATAAGCGGTGGGGAGTTGATGAAAAGAGCTGGGGCTATGCCCGGCGGGGCTAAGAAAGCAGCTCCAGCAAAACCCGCAGCTAGACCAACTACGCCCGGCGCAAGGCCCACTACACCCGGCACAAACCCTGCGGTAGATGCAATAACCAACTTAGCTAATCAACAGCAACAGCAACAAAACGCCTTGTTGAACATGATGATGAGTGACAAGACTGAGGGTGCTAAGATAAAATCTTACAAAGAGCTGTTTGGGGAAGATTTGTTTGGCAGTAGTTACATTCCGCCTTCTGCGCTTGGGGCAAGTGACGGTTTCTCAGGGATGCCGATGCAGGGAATGCAGCAAGAGCAGAATACTGAAAATGACGGGTTTTCTAATGGTGGTCGCGTAAACAGTATTGACGTTGACACCTTGTTACAAATTTTGAGGAGTTAATATGGGCATTCCAATAGAAAATAAATATGGTAGCGATTACGGACAATATGTTCCTGACGTTATGCCCACGATAGGTGGTGAGGCTGCGCGATTTTTGCCGATGAGCGAAAGATATGCAATTGGCCCGAATGCAGAGCCTATAGAAGGCAGATTAGGCAGCGATTACGGAAAAAGAGTTCCTGATAACATGCTGGTGGGGTATGGTGGCACAAAAGAAACTGGGTATACGTCTCCCGGCGGCGATGAACCGTTTGACCTAAACAAGCTTATTGGCATCTCTCCCGGAAGTACTTCGCAATATCGCAATGCAGATTCGCCCAGCAATCGTGACATTGAAAAAGAATACAATCTTTTAAATCGCTCAAATATTACCAACTCCATCAATGATCTTTTTGGAAGCAATCTGTCTGGAGCAGATATAGCAAGCCGTATTGCTGTTCTTGGTGGTGGCTTGGCTGGCGGTCTAGGGATGTTTGCACCCAACAGACAAAAAGTTGGATACCAAGGTGGTATTCCTAAGTTCACCGCAGAACGCAACATGGTGACTGCTCCTCCCGCTGGTAGCCGTCCCGGTGCTGGGGGTGTTAACTACGGCGGTGATGTTAATTACGTGCGTCAACCCGGATCTCCTTCTACTTCTTCTGGTGGTGGCGGTGGAGGCGGAGGAGGCGGTGGTTTTAATTTAGGAAACGTAGCAAAAATGGCTGGTGGCGCTGGATTGGCCGCATTGCTTGGTAACTATCTTAGTAAACCCGGCGCACTAAGCAATATATCTGGTGGTTTAAATTCTATTTTTAAAGGTATTGGCTCTGGCTCCGGTTCTCGTTCTATGCCCGGTTCTGGCACACCCACAGGACAACCAGATGAATTTACTGGAATAGACGATCAAATCAGGCGCAGGGCAATGGAGCCTCAAGAGCCACCCCTGTTAAACGACACAGAAGTTGATGCTGAGCTTGATCGTCTTCGTGCATTAATACCAGATTATGAAATGCCGATGTATATAGAAGATACAGAACCTTTCAACAATTACACTTACTCAAGTGGTGAACTTGATTACGCTAAGGGCGGTAGCGTACCCCGCTATTTACAAGGGGAGACTGATGGTATGGCCGATAAGATTCCAGCACGTATTGGCCAAGATCAACCTGCCGCGCTAAGCCACGGCGAGTTTGTTGTTCCTGCGGATGTTGTGTCTCATTTAGGCAACGGCAATTCTGATGCCGGAGCTAAGAAACTGTACAGCATGATGGACAAGATCCGTCAAGCCCGCACCGGCACAAAGAAGCAAGGCAAGAGAATTAACCCAGACAAGTTTATGCCTGGTGGCTTGGCTCAAGCTTACGCCGAAGGCGGGTCAGTTAAGCGGCTTAACGTTGGCGGAACAACTATGCCCGCTGGCGTAACAGGATCGGAGCAAACACTTGCAAGCTGGACTGGTGACTACATTCCCAACATGCTTGGTAAAGCTGAGGCTTTGGCTAGTGCTCCATATCAACAATATGGCGGCCCATTGACCGCTGGCGCTTCCGGTCTGCAACAGCAGGCATTCCAAGCTGCTGGTAATCTGTCTGTGCCTAGCAGTGTTGGTCAAGCTACACAAACTGCCGGTGATATTGCTGCCAAGGCTCAAGGCATAAGCTACGATCCAACAAAGTTTGATAGCCAGTTCAAAGCACCAGAACTTTCTGCTGCCACGCAGTTTACAAACCAGTTCAAAGCACCCGACCCGTACCAAAGTACAACGTTTAAATCAGGTACTTTTGGTCAAGAGCAAGCCCAACAGTACATGAATCCGTACTTGCAAGCTTCTTTGAACCCACAGCTGGAAGAGGCTCGCCGTCAGTCAAACATTAGCGAGCAAGCAAACAAAGCCGCGATGACCAAGGCCGGTGCTTTTGGTGGTGGCCGTAGCGCTATTTTGACCGCAGAGAACCAGCGTAACCTTGGCACTAACCTAGCTGGTATTACTGGTAAGGGTTATGACACTGCGTTCCAGAATGCTATGTCTCAGTTCAATGCTGACCAAGCCCGTAACATGCAGGCACAGCAGGCATCTGAGCAGTCTAAGCAATTCGGTGCTACTCAGGGTATGACCGCCGCTGACATGATGGCTAAGTACGGTATGTCTGCACAGCAAGCTCAAGAAGCTGCACGTCAGTTCAACCAAGGCCAGTCTATGACTGCGGCTCAGCAAGCTGCTCAGTACGGTCAAGCCGCTCAACAAGCATCCGAGCAATCCCGTCAGTTTGGTGCAAACTTGGGTCTACAAGGTCTTCAGACCGGTCTGCAGGCTGCACAGACGCAAGGTAACTTGGGTATTTCTGGTGGTCAGTTGGGCTTGGCTCAGTTGCAAGAACAGTCACGTCTTGGCGCTACTCAGCGTGGTATTGAAGCTGAAGGTATTGCAGCGGACAAGGCTGCGTTTGAAGAAGCTCGTGCCAACCCATACAAGATGCTGCAGTTCCAGCAGTCCATGCTCCAAGGCTTGCCAATTTCTGCAACTAACTACTCAATGCCGGAGCCAGACGCTCTTACCAATGCGGCTCGTGGTGCGACGACTGTGAATCAGTTACTTAAAACTTTGGGTCTTGGAGGGTCCGGATCCCCAAAGTAGATTCCGCCGCGTCTTCGGATGGCGGCGGGGGCTTGGGTTTAGGTTTAGGTTTAGCTGGTGGTTTGGCTGCGGCAGCGTCACGCCCTGCTGCGCCTGAGCCTATGTATACGCCAAGGCAAGAGCCGTCTTATGCGTATAACCCACCGCCTCCTGAGCCACCACCTCCGCCGCCCCCTCCTCCTGCTCCGCCGCCACCACCAGCGTCTGAGCCGGTTCCCCCGCCACCGCCTATCACTGCGCCAACGCCTCAGCCAGCGCCCATATTCACGCCGCCACAGCCGCCGCAAGAATATGAGTGGATGCAAAACGGTTTTAATGTTGACGACACACCTGCGTACATCCAAGTGCATAAAGGTGCTGCGGGGAATGCGGCGGTACAGCTTCCACCAGAACCTGTTTACACGCCCCCTGAAGTACCTGACTATTTTGCACAGCAATTTGGGCCAGATGTTTATAGTCCAACACCTGCTCCCGCATATACGCCTCCTCCAGAGCCTGTTTACACGCCCCCAGAGCCTGACTATTTTGCACAGCAGTTTGGTGGTGGAGAAACTGCCGGTGGTGGTTATGGGGGCTATGGCATAGACGACCGGTATTACGAGCAAATGTTTGCCAAGGGCGGTTTAATCGATCTTCTCCGTAGACGCTAAGAGAAATTTCAATAAAATGAGCACAGTTATTAGAAGGAATCATCATGGGTATTGATCAACTTGTAAACGCATACAAAGGCAACCCACAGCCTTTGCAGGCTAAAGTGCAGCAGGCTCAAAAAGGTCAGCCTCCCGGAGCCATTCCACCTGATTTAGAAGAGGCTATTGCGCTTCAAAAGATTACTGAACTGCGTAACAGTGCGCAGGCTCAGCAAGCTATGCAAGCTGGCGGTGCTCAACCTTCTATCGTTGAGAAGCTGCGTCAGATGTTAAGTGCTGACCAGAGACAGCAGGCTCAACCCCCGCAGATGCCCCAAGGCGGCCCACAAGCTATGCCTCAAGGTGCGCCACAAGGCGCTCCTCAACCACCACAAGGCGTTGATGCTCTGCCAACTAATGTAGGCCAACAATACGCAGAAGGCGGCATTATTGGTAATGTTCGTCATTTTGATAATGGCGATCTTGTTGTTGACCCTATGGGTGGGGTTATTCAATCCAGCTCTGGCTCAAAAGATGACCGCACTCTTTTGGAACGACTTGGTATTTTTAATCCAGAAAATCGTCGCGCTCTTGAAAGAGCTGAACGTCAGAGGCGTGAGCGTGAGGCATTGGGTTTAAAACCCGGAGAAGTTGAGCGTGGTCGTTTGCCAGATCCACGCGCATCCGCCACTCCATTCCCTAATGCAGAAGCTCAACTTGCTGCTTCTGCGGATTTTGCCGCTCAATCTCAACCTAAAACTCGTGTAAACGCTGCCCCCGCAGCAAGCAGCGGCGAATCTTCAACCGCTGGCTCTGGAGCGCCCGGGATGCCACGTAATTTGTCGTTTACACCATCGGCAGGTGGAGGCAATGAGTATTTAAGAAAAATGCTTGACCGTGATGAAGATGTCTTGGCAGGTGAAATGCGAGCCAAGTTTTTAAACGAAGTTGGCAAGAAAGATCTGTCCATTTACGATGAAATGGCAGCCGAACTAAAAGCCAGAAAAGAGCGTTTAAAAGGCCCAGAAAAAGGCTTTGACTCATTGATGGAGTACTTAGGCGCTATTGCTCAATCTGGCGGTGGCCGTAGTTGGATGGAAGCAGGCGCAAAAGGTGCTGCTGGCTTATCTGCATTGCAGAAAGCCCGCCAAGACCAACAAGACGCTCTGGTTGACAAGATCCTTGATCTTGGAGCCAAGAAGAAAGAAGCTGAATATGGTGAACGTCTTGGTATGTTTAACCTCACCAAAACTGAGAGAGACAAGATTATTCAAGACAAGAGGGCAGTCGCTGAAAAACTTGGTCTGTCTGAGGATAAAGAAAGAGAACTTATTCAGAACGCTTTGCTTGAAGAAGCCAAGATGAAGAACCAAATGGCTGTTGCTCGTATGGGTGGTCGTGATAATTTGGCTGAACGTGCGGCAAAGATTAGAGCTGAAAACCCCGGCATGTCTTTTGAAGAGTCTATTAGACGTGCAGCTTTGGCTGGTAGTGCAGCTTCAGTAGGTAGTACTGATGCACGTAGAGACAAAGCTTACATTGATGCTAAAAACAAGATTGATGAGCGTTTCCAGCATTTAATCAGCGACACTCCTTATGGCAAGAAACAAAAAGAGTTGTACGACAAAGCTATTTCCGATTTAAACGCTACGTTTGGTATAAGCGGTGGCGGTATAAACACACTGCCAGCCGCAGCACAACCAATTCCATCCGGAGCAAAACCAAGTGACTTGTCCGTTGGAACTGTTTATCAAACCGCCAGAGGCCCAGCAAAATGGAATGGTAAAGCATTTGAACCAGTGCAATAATAGCCTCATAGGAGTTTGTAATGGCAAAAGAATTCTCGTTTGAAGAGGCAATTGGCACACCTAAAGAGGAAAAAGAAAAGAAGTCGTTTTCTTTTCAAGAAGCCGTACAGCAACCAAGTGCTCCTTTTTCTCTTAAAAACCTAGGTCTTGCTTTCGGCCAAGGATTGACCGGTGCAACGCAAGACATTTCTAGTATTGCCGGTGCAACCAATCCTCTTGCTCAAGGCTTAGGTAGTTTGCAACAAACTGCTGGTGAGGCAATGACTCCTGAGCGCAGAGCTGAGATTCAACGTCGCCAACAAATTGAGAAAGCCGCAGAAGGCAACACTTGGGAAGAGATCAAAGCCAAGCTTGGCGGTGTTGCTGAGGCTCCCCTTATAACAGCAGCAACAGTTGCTGGCGGTGTTGTTCCATACATAGCTGGTACGCTTGCAGTCCCAGAGGTTGCTATTCCTGCAATGGTTGCAAGGCTTACCGGCCTTGGCATGTCTGCTAAGGCAGCGCAGAGGGTTGCCTCCGCAGTGCCTGTTACTGCCGTTGGTGGAGTGATGGGCCTTGGCGGTCAGAAAGCCCAAGACTACGACACAGTCAAACGTGAGTTGCTTGAAAAGGGTGTTAAAGAAGAAGAAGCGGAAATCCTTGCTCAAAAGGCCGCAGAGTATTCTTTAAAGAATCTTCCTAGACAAGCCGCAGCTGCTGGCGCTGGCGCATTTGAAGGCGCTATTGGTGCTGAAGGTTTGTTGAGCCGTGCTATTAAGAAGCCTCCTCAAATCCAAGGCAAACCAGTCAATATGCCTGAGCCAACTTGGAAAGAAGCAATTGCAAAAAGCACTGTTGGCGAAGCTTTGCCTGAAGGCCTTCAATCTGCGGTTGGCACTGCCGGAACGAACGTTGCTCTGACCGAGGCTGGTATCCCCACAGACATTACCAAAGGCTTAGTGTCTAGCGCGGTACGCGATACATTAGTTGGCGGCCTCATGGGTACGGCTGTCTCTCCATTGAAAATGAGAGAGCTACGCCAAGAATATGTAGCCAACGAAATAGAATCCCAAAGAGAATTTCAAAAGCAGCAGCGCGAAGAAATTGCTGCCGCAAAGAAGCGTTTAGACGATCAATTGGCAATGACCAAGAACCCTCTTGGATCATTCACTATGGAAGATCTTGGCCCAGACTTAGCCAAGACTGTTGAGCAACACCGTATTGATACAGGTAAGCCAGCACTTACATCTTATGCTCTGGATGACATCATTGATGCTCTCCCCGGCGTAGACAAAGCCAAAGAGACAGAGAGTTTAAACGCATTAATTGCAGCCAAATCTGGCTACACCAACGAGGTTTACACGCCTGCCCAGCTCATTGAGATTGCTCAGGCTAAGAACGTAGACAGTGCTGCACCTAGCTTTGCTGACTTTCTGTCCAGAACGACCGGTGTCAGTGATCCAATGCAGATGTCTCAGCCACAGCTTCATGCGGCTATTACGTCCTTAGATAAACTGCCCGGCTTTGCCGCACCGCAGGCTCTGCCTGAAGGCTCAAACGCCACCCGCTACAGCCCTGAGCAGCTGACAATTGCCATCGACAGTTTAAACGCCAAGATGGATTTGCTTGGCAAAGACGAGCTTGGATTTAAAGAGGCAGCCCAAACAATAGAAACAGCCACAGGACTTAAGGGTTCTGCGGTTAATGCGTTGGTTAATGATGCCATCCAAAAGGGCGATGTTGCCGCCAACGAAAACAAAACAATTAGCGTTCCCTCACGCACTATACCTACTGGATACGGCATTTCCGAGGAGTTTGGCGCAGAAGAAGAAGTCGCAGATGCGTATGACATCATGCGTGGCGATGAGAAGCTGACCTCCGTGCCAGACCAGAAAGCCGCTGACACTCTCTTAGAGAAGCTGCAAAAGATTACAGAAGCTGACATCAAGAAAGTTGATGCAGATCTCAAGGCTATTGACGAGAAGACAGCCAAGTCTGAGGACGAACTAAACAGACTGATTGTTGAAGGCAAAGCTAACACTGCGGAATACAAGGCCGCAGAGAAGGCTCATCAAGACCTGATGGATGCCTCTATGCCCACCATTGCAGAATTGGTGGCTAAGAAGGAGTCTTATGGTAAACCACTAGAAGCTGTTCCAACAGGCGTTAAAACAGTCAGGCCTGCGTCTTACATTGTGCGTAGGGGTGATGAGATCCGCACCATTGCACAAGACCGTGCTGCGGCTGAACAGGCTATCTTTGAAGAACTATCTGAGGCAGACCTTCAAGACCTTGTAAAGCGGCCTTCGCCCGCGTTACAGCAGCGTGTAAACGCAGAGATCCAGCGCAGAGCAGCATTGCCGGTTACCGGCGCTCCTGCAACAGCGGTAACGCCTGAGCAACAAGTTAAATTAGATCAACTTAAAGTTGAGCTTCCAGCCCTGCTTACCAAGTTTGGTTTGAAGGATGTTGGCCTCAAGATTGTTGATGCAATTGAAGGTGGTGCTGACGGCTCCTACCAAGCCAAGTTAATTCAGATTGCATTAAGCGCAGAAAACCCTATCACGACCCTGCGTCACGAGGCTATCCACGCTCTGAAAGAGTTAGGCTTCTTTACGCCTCAGCAATGGAAGGCATTGGAGCGTCAGGCTGAGAAGGAATGGGTACAAAAATACCTGAAGAACGTCAGGGTTGAAGTTGGTGGACAAACAATGTCCCGCTATGACGCTTATTCCAAAGGCGTAAAAGATGCAAAAGGCGAGTTCATCCTAAAGCCGCTTAGCGCAGAATCTGTACTGGAAGAAGCTATTGCCGATGCCTTTGCTGACTTTGATGCAAACAAAGCGCCTCCCGGAATGTTGACTGCATTGTTGAACAAGATGCGCAACTTCTTCACTGCGCTGCGTAATCGTTTAAACGGTGCTGGATTCCAGACATACGAAGACGTGTTCGGTAAAGTTGAGAAGGGTCAGCTCAAAGCTACCGCTCCAGAGGTTGAGGTCGAGCAGAAATTTAGCCTTGCACCAGAAGGAATACCTCAAAAGCTTTGGGATTTGCATAACAAGGCTATGGCCGCTGATGAGGCAGCTAGTACTTGGAATGCTGGCTCTAGAAAAGCTAATGCAACCAAAGCAAGCAATCGTTTAGTTCGGGCTGTGGATGAATATTTCCCTGATGATTATCAGGCGCAAATGGCAATCATGACCAGAATGAATGAGGAATCCAGTAAGCGCGGAGAAGGCTTCTTTGGCACTCCAAAATTTAGTTTGGATACTAAAGCTGAAAAACGTCCAGAGACTACTGAATCTAAAAAATCTCTTGTTCGTGCTGCAGTTGAAGGCGAGACAGAGATCTCCACACGCAATCCACAAGGCGTTAAACGCACTAACGACCCCATCACAGACATGCTGTCAATTGATGAGGCGGCTGTACGTGAGGCCATGAAGGCCAACCCCGATATGTATAAACGCACCATCCAAGCCATTAAGGGTTATGGATTTGTGCCAAACAATACAGCACCTAACGATGTAATTAATGTGTTTAAACGCAACATCATTAGCAATTTGCTGTATCTCTATAACAAAGTTCCTGCGGATATTCGTGAGCGCAGTAAGCTTTGGTATGACGGTGCAAACCGTATTGCCACCGACATGAGCAAGGAATACAAGGTTTCTATGGAGCAAGTGGCTGGCATCATGGCCGCCATGTCTCCTCAGAAAGACTGGTTCCAAAACGTTTCTATGGCTGAACGTGCGTTGGACATCTTGACTGAACAAGGCGGTAAGTCTTGGGATGCCAACATGCTTAAATACGCTGAGAGCTACGTCAAAGAAGCTACCAGCCGCAAGGAGCGTGAAAAGCGTCAAGCAGCTTTTGACAAGATCAAAGGCGTAGCCCGTGCAAAAACAACTTTAAACGACATGTCGCAAGATGATGCGGCTGCGTTTATACGTGCTTATGACGAGGCTTACAACTCCCGTCAATACAGAATTGTCACCCCAGAGGGTGGCTTTGGTGATTACGTTCGTAAGAATGATGGCGAGCCTGCCACCATGATGTGGTCTACATACGATCCAATCAAGAAGACTGTCAGCATTTTCCGTGATGGAAGTCGCAAAAACATTAGCGAGCAGTTGGGCGAAGAGCACAAGATCCGTTCTTTCTACAACAACATTGCCGCTCCCAACAGCGACATTGGTCACGTAACAATTGATACCCACGCAGTTGCCGCAGGCTTGTTTGAGGCTTTGGCTGGCACAGACCAAGAAGTTATCCACAACTTTGGTGGCACGGGTAAGAACATCAATCTTGGTGTTGGCGGTACATACGGCATCATTGCCGATGCCTACCGTGAAGCGGCTCAGCAAAAAGGTGTCCGTGCCCGTGAGATGCAATCCATCACATGGGAAGCTGTTCGTGGCTTGTTTGGTGAGAACATTAAGAGCACCATCAAGCCTAAGATCCGTGCAGAGTGGACTAAGTACAAGACTGGTGAGCAATCATTTGATGCCACCCGTGAGAAAGTTATGGAGATTGCCGGTGGAATTGACAACCCTGATTGGGTTGGAACTGGCGCTGGAGATTTTGTTGCCGACGGCGGATCAAGCTACGACAAAGCGTTTACACCAGAAGGTGGTGTGCGTCTGCGTGAAGAGAAGGACATCCGTGAGAAGTTAACCTTCAACCTGTCTGCGGTTACATCATCCATTCCCGGCCTGCGTGAGTTGTACCAACGTGCAATGGGGCGTGATAAAGAAGCCTACACCGTGCTCCAACGAGTTGCGGAAAGCTCTCTCAAGTTCTTGTTGAGTGGTACAGGTGCAAAGATTAATGTTGAGTACGCCAAGGGTGTGTATCTGTCAGACCGTGAGCCATCTATTTCTGTTGGAGTTGCATTCTCCGAAAAAGAAATGAGCAATGTGATGGCTGGCTTGGCTAAGTTTGCAGAAAGCTATAACCAACAACAGATCCATGTGCGCCAAGAGACTGCGCAGAAGTTTGGTCATAACTTTGGCGATGGCTCATACGCCACCGCAGTGTATGAAATTGACCTCAAAAAATCGTTAAACAACGAAGCTATTTCAAGAGTTATTGACGACAGCGGCCTACAAGGTTTTACAATCACAGATAAAACCCTGACTGCATATTTTGTAAGGACAGAAGGCAATGAACAAGACAACTTCAAATCTTTCGGAGAGCGGATCAAGCGAGTCCACGAATTGGTGGGAGACAGCTCTAGCCGACCTAGACGAACAATTGAACGCCTCTACGTCTACGGAGAAGGATACGGAGCAAGGATCCCGTACAGCGAAGTCGCGTACCCTTCAAGCGACATTCGTACCAAGCAAGCGAGTGATACAGTAACTCCCAAGCTTATTGCTGAGTACTTAACAAAAGCTCCTGTTACAACGTTTAAACAGAAGCCACTTAGCGCCAAGCAGGTCAAAGAACAGGAAAAGTTATCTAGGGCATTTGATGCCATGCCTGTTAACGACTTGAAGAATCCGTTGGTCAAACGAGCCTACACTGCGTTGGCAAACTCTCTTAAAGAGCAATATCAAGTCATGCCTATTAAGGTTGAGTTGATGGAGACCATTGACGAGCCTTACGCCAACAGCGATGCTGTCCGTCGGGATGTGAGTGTAAACAACAGATTTAAGGTTTACGCCACTTCTCCTGAGACATTTGGCCCACCCGGTTCAAACTTTAAAAATCATCCGCTGCTTAAAGACTCCGGGCTAAAGGATGTAAACGGCAAGCCAATGCTGTACAACGACTTGCTCCGTGCAGTCCATGATTACTTTGCCCACAACCTGACTGAGACTCAGTTTGGCCCTAATGGTGAAGCAGCCGCTTGGCGCAACCACATGTCTATCACGCCTGATCCGTTTGCACGTTGGGCATTGACATCAGAAACCCGTGCGCAAAATGCATGGCAAAACTTCCGTCCAGAAGCAAAAGGCTTGAGCCTTATTGAAAGAGGATTTGCAGATCAGAAGGCGGCTTTGCCACCTCTTGAGTTTGTGATGACTGGTGATGCAAAGATTGACCAGCCTGTTACCGAGCTGAAGGAAGTGCTAACGCCCGAACAACAGCGTGGCAGTGTTCCAACTACGGCTAAGTACAGCCTGCGCAAGGCTCCAGAAACACCTGAGTTTAAACGCTTCTTTGGCCTCAGTAAGGTTGTCAACGACGACGGCACACCCAAAGTCATGTACCACGGCACTGCCCGGAACATTGATACGTTTAAACCACGTCAAGCTGGCGCTATTTTCCTGACTGAGAACCCAGAGTTTGCAGGCGAATACGCAGATGTTTCTGCTGAAAACAAAGCCCTTGAGCGTAATCTTTCTGATTACTCTGCACAGGAATTGGATAAAGCCAAGGTACAAGCCATTGCTGATGTCCGTGCATCCTATGGAAACAACAAAGAATCTGCCGGTCTTATCAAAGAGATAAAGTCTGGCAACCCACAGGGTGAGGCTTTAGACTTCCTCAAGCTTGCCGCTGATAAGCTGTTCCCTGAAGCAGGTCAAAACATCATGCCTGTGTATGTGCGGGCTGAGCGACCATTTGACTACGAGAACCCAGATCATGTTGCTGCGCTTGGTTTAAACGACATAGACACAGAAGATCTTGCCAACAACGTGGCTAGACTTGAGTCTGACCGTGTCCAAGATGCAATTAGAGCCGCTGGCTTTGATGGTTTCTATATCAAACAGGGCAAGCAAAAGAACCTTGCAGTTTATGACCCCGTGCAGATTAAGTCTGCCACAGGCAACGTAGGAACGTTTGACACAACAAATCCTGACATTCGTTACAGTCTGCGTAAGGTTCAAGACGAAGTAGATTCATTGCCTAACGGTTCGGCTATCAACGCTAGTATCAACAGAATCACTACCGCCCGTGAGCCAGAAGGCTTCTTTGAGCGCATCATTAATGCGTTTAAACCACAGAGCGTAGACGCGCTGCGCCAGCAATGGCTCAACCGCTACAACCAACTCGGTGTGTATGACAAAGAGCTTGCCAAGCAAATGGGTGGAGCCGCTCTCCTTGCTGATGCAAGCGCAGAATCTGCCGCTCTGATGTCTGACAATGCCGCCGCCATTGCGTCTATGGCTTGTGGTATCGATGGTAAAGGTGGCATTCCAGTCTTTAACAACGGCTTTACCACAGTTAGCAGTGCCAATGGTGAGAAGGGTGTCCTTGAGATCCTGATGCCTTTGGCTCAGATTGGTGATCCACGTATCTATCAAACCTATCAGTTCTGGGCTGGCGCTAAGCGTGGTAAACGCTTGTTAGCCAATGGTAAAGATCATACTTACACCCCCGCAGAAATTGCTTACGCAGCGGAGCTGGAGAAGAAGTACCCTGAGTTTAAACAAGTCCAACAAGACTGGATCAAATACAACAACGGGCTGATGAAATACGCAGTGGCTACCGGTGTTCTTGCTCCAGAAAGAGCCGCAGAGTTCATGAAGTACTCTGACTACATCCCGTTCTATCGTCAGATAGACGGTGAGAACACTGTCGGCCCAAGACTGTTCCAAAACATCTCAGGAGTTACACCTCCTAAGAAGCTGACAGGTATCAAAGAAGGACAAGAAGCGCCTCTGGCTGACTTCCTAGAGACCATTGTTCGCAACACTCAGTCCATCATTCAGTCTGGCATGAAGAACACTGCGGCACAACGTGCCATCGGTGCGGCTGTCCAGTTGAAGACTGCTCAAAAGCGCAATGACGTGTCATACGCTCCCGGAGTTGTGACTGTCTTGGAGCGTGGTAAGCCTGTCTCCTACGATGTCTCAGATCAGTTGTTCATTGATGCGGTTAAGAGTTTAAACCTACCAGAGTTGCCATTCCTAAGCATCTTCTCTGCGCCAGCCAATCTGCTGAGAAACCTGATCACCAAAGATCCGGGCTTTATGATGGCTAACTTGATGCGTGACTCCTTGTCTGCGTGGGTTACCAGCGGCGCAAAGATGACTCCTATCGCCTCTACCATCTCTAACTTTGGCAAGGCCATCGGTGGCAAAGATCCCGCTTACCTTGCCCTGCGCAATGCAGGTGTGATCGGTGGTTATGAGTTTGCTCAAGACATCAAAACAAGTGGCTCTGTCTTGGGTGCAAGTCTGCGTAGAGCAACGGGTACAGAGCAAGGTTCTGAGAAGGCTCTCAAGCCGTTTACAAGCCTCTGGCGTGGCCTAGAAAAGGGCACAGAGGCATCTGATGCCGCTACCCGTATGGCAGTCTACAAATCAACCTTGGAGCGTACAGGCAACGAGGCAGAAGCTATCTACCGCGCTATGGAAGTCTTGAACTTCAACCGCAAAGGTAACCTTGCCATTGTTCGTATTCTGACTGCGGCTGTGCCATTCTTGAATGCACGTATGCAGGGCTTGGATGTGTTCTACCGTGCCGCCTTTGGCAAGATGGCTAGTGAAGATGCGGCTGCAATTCAGCGTTCATTCTTCATCCGTGGTGCAACCCTCATGGCCCTGTCAGCCATGTATTGGTTCCTGACCCATGATGAAGAGGAATACATTAACCAAGAGCAAGAGACACGAGACAACAATTGGTTGTTCCCGTCCGTGGGCATTCGGATCCCAATCCCGTTTGAGGTTGGTGTCCTGTTTAAAACAATCCCCGAGCGTCTGCTTGAGTACTCTTTCGGTAACGACACTGGTAAAGATCTAGCTGACTCTATGAAGCGTAACTTGATCAGCACCTTTGGTATCAACCCAATCCCGCAGACTTTCTTGCCATTGGTTGAGGCTCGCACCAACTACTCTTTCTTCACAATGAGACCCATTGTTGGACAGGGTATGGAAGGCGTAGCCACTGAGTATCAGGTGTCTCCCGGAACTTCTGAGTTGGCTAAGACGGTCGGTAAGTCTATTGGCGAGTCCCCCATCATGGTTGATCACATCATCAAGGGATACACAGGCTCAATGGGTATGTACGCAGTTGACTTGATTGATGCGATCCTCCTCGGAAATGATGAGTCACCCAAGGTTGCTAAACGCTTTGAGCAGATGCCTGTCATCAAGCGATTCACTGTGGACAAAGAAGCCAAGGGAACTGTGACTGCTTACTATGAGCTAAAGAACTCTGTTGATGAGGTTGTGAGAACAGTCAACTTGATGGAGCGCACTGGTAACGCTGAAGATCTTGGCGCTTACATGGAGAAGAATGCTCAGTTGTTTGGCATGAGAAACTACATAAGTAGCGTAGAGAAACAGATGAAGGTGATGCGTGAAGCGGCAATCCAGATCCGCTCATCTGATATGTCTCCTGAAGAGAAGAGAGATTCTCTAATGGCTATCACACAGGCTCAGAATGCCATGACATCAAGCATTAGAGAACTCAAAAAATCTATTGCACAGTAAGATGACCCCGCTCAAAGAGCCATCCAATGGTTTTGCGGTGGGCTTCATCCCAAGCTTTGAACTTGGCATCTTTTGTCCATTCATAGCCTTGGTCAACTTTTGCATGGCAGGTGTAGCACAAGGCCGCGATTCTGTAGTCGTGGGCCTTGAGTCCCATTCCCTTGCCATCCCGTTGTTGGTTTGAATGAGCGGCAACCACCGTGCCATCCTGTGCCCCACAGATTTGACATGGTGATTCCCTCACTAGGTCAAGCAGTTTTCTATTTCGGTACATCTTGCTCAGACAAAAACCGGATGTAGTTGGCTATCTCTTTACCGGTGTAATCAATGTCGCCATAAGCCATGAACCTCTTTTCTAGGCGTTTAAACACAGCCTGCTGGGCTGCGTGCCAGACTTCGTAGCTCCACCCGTCGTCATCTTCAAAGGCTTTATTGCCTATGAACTCACAGTATTCTTTTTTGCATTCGTTCATCTTCAGCCTGTTTCTCGTAGTGGTTGATTGGTAGTGTTGCTTTCTTCCTGACAAACTTACGTAGCCATTCTGCCCCACCCAGCTCTTGAAACATCAACCACTCTATATCTGACATCCTGACATAGCGTGGTTTTAGTTTAGATGGCGGTTTAGGTCTAGGCATTCTTTGGCCTCCGTGTTGCTCGGATAGCCCAACAAGAAGCGCAGTACCATTTATTAGGATTCATTTGTATCCCACCTTCTGGTGGTTTGTTCTGGTCACATTTACCGCACTGTTTAAACTTATGTGTGTTGGGCTGCTGGCCACTTAAATCTAATTGTTGTTTTACGAATCCGTTCACTTCTTCATGTTCCTTACAAATACTGCAAATGATGCCGCTGTGTCACCAAAGGCGGTCATGGCATCAAACTCCTTAGCAACCTCTTCTAGTACTTCGTTTCTTTGTGAAGGTGAAACGTAAAGATCAAAGTGGTATGGCTGACCTAGATCACGCAGAATCTGCTTGCCGAGGTTGCTGTGCTTCTCCACCTCGTTAAAGGCTTCGTCTTCTTCTTTAGTCCAGTCAGTCATGTTTTTTCCTTCCTGCTTTAAATACAAAGGCCACACCTGACCCAGTGGTGTAAACAAAGGGCAGTCTCTATCTGTACTTACCATGCCATTGCTTGGGTCGTACCATGCTATTGGGGTCATGCTTGTCCCCTTGCTCGGATGATGTTGGCGCAGTCAGATGGTGTCGGCCATTTCTCGTCAGGCACAAGAAGTTTTTCGCACTGCTCCTCAAGCGAATCACACACCCATGCACACGCCTCACGCTCTTTCTGTGCTACTAGCTTGGCAAAGTCTTCAATATTGAACGGGCTACAACGCATACAGTCATCCCATGTATTTCCTTTGTCCCATCCACAACTTTCAGCCATCTCAATGATTTCATCTTGTGTCATAGCACCTCCTCAAGAATGCGCCATGAATGCAGAGTGCTTCCATTGAATGAAACCTCCACCGGAATGCCAACCATGTCAGCACAAGAAGTCACCTTCGCTTTGCTCATCAACTCAGCTACACGACGGCACATTTCACCCCAAAGCTTGGTTTGGTCTTCCAATGTCCATGCGCAACGCTCATCCGGTGTGCGTGTCCATGTACCATCAAAGTCACCAACGCCCCAACCTTGGCCGCCTAGTGTGACAGACATTCCGAACATTGCCCCATCGTATCCACCAAGGCCAACATCAAACTTTTGAATCTTGCCTAATTCTTTTCTCATGCTTCCTCCTGAAATGATATTGGAATATAGAAGCAAGCTTTACTCTTGCTATCTTGAACATTGACTATGCCATTGCCGCGAGTCTGCTCGGGGTGATTGATCCACCGCTTACAGTTCTCGCATTTGGCGTTGTAAACCACTGGTTTACACCTTGTGTATTCACTTGATAGAGGTGTCATATTAGTTTGTTTAAACTCTTAGTTCTTCTTGAGGTCTAGCACGTTGTTGTAAGCTCTCGTCCAACTGCAGAATGAGATCCGCTAAATCTGAATCAATTAAATGCAGTTTCTTCGTCCATCGAGCAATTGTTAATTGCAAATCATGAACGAATTCTTCTCTTAAAGAGGAGTTGTTCATAACATCGGCCACCATTCTGTAGCCACCACCAGTCTCACGGTCTGACGGCAAACTTACAAATGCTCTGACATGTGTTGGCTCTGAAGTCAGCACAGTGATCTTACATTTTTGGATCAGATTACGGGCTTGCTCTCTGCGGTATTGAATAGCCGCCTCCGAGTCGTCCCATTCAAAGTAGGAGTGCAAGATGCTCTCTTCTTTCTTTGCCTCCTCAATCACATCATCAATCATTAACACGCCACCGTTTTGACGTGCCATCTTCTCTAACAGTTTTCTTTCTTCGTTCATGATTTCTCCTTTTGTTTAAACATAAATGCCTGCCTTGCCTCACCGGAACTCACGTCGCCCCGCCCAACCTTGCCTGCCCTGCCCTACCACGCTATTCCTAGCCGATCCATGCCTGCCATACCTTGCCAGCCCCATCTAGACCAAAACGAGCCTTGCCCCGCCTGCCTAACCATGCTCACCGCGCCATACCCGTCCAGTCCATGCCTCGCCTGCCAATCCTTTCCTTGCCAGACCCTGTCTCACCTTGCGAGTCCATGCCTGCCGAACCAAACCAAGCCACTCCATACCTAGCCCTTCCCCGCCGAGCCACGCCTGCCGTGCTAAACCGATCCTGACCGCTCCGAGCCGCGCCTATCCATGCCTGCCATACCTATCCCCACCGTGCCCCACCTATCCCGTCCATGCCTGCCCATGCCTGCCATACCTTGCCGTGCCGTACCGGAACAGGCCATGCCTTGCCACGCCACACCTGCCATGCCAGACCGGACTGCTCCAAGCCCCGCCCATCCGGGCCTAGCCTGCCTAGGTTTAAACGTCACTCAATGCCAAACTTGGCCCTGATTGCGCTTTCTCGGTCGCTCTCTACTACTTGGAACAAACCAAACCCACATCCGGCACTAGCCTTACTGTCGGGTCTGCCTGCTCCAATACCAACTTGCAAGCCGCAACGGCTAATCAAGTTAATTACATCCACAGTTTTAAACTGATCCATATCAAAACGGATACGTAGTTTTACTGCCCACTCTTTATACATAGGACGTGAACGAACATCCACCACGCCAGTAGCGTTACGGGTGTGTGCGGTGTATGTATCGCTCTTTCCATAGACACGAACCAATGGGATGCCATCCTGTTGATCCCAGCCGTCAGCCTCTACAAACGTTGACAGCTTAGCCAACGTCATCTTGAAGCCAACCAGACGACACGCAGAAATCATCGCAGCGCGAAACGATGCAGCGTTTACACCCTCCCATCCCTGCATACTGCGGTAACGCGCATCTTCTGCTTCTTTTTCGTAGTCCCGTGCATCACGAACCTTTTTACTGTTTGCAGACTTACCCTCTTGCATCTTTGCCATCAGTTCCGCTTTCTTGCTGAAGCGTTCTACAACCAATGGAGCAATACCTTCTAGGTACACATCCACAGTTGCAAACTTAGGGGGTGAAATTACGTATGTTGTTTCAATTTCTTTAGCCATTTTGATACTCTCTTCTTTGTTTAAAAATTATTCGCTTAGTTCTTTAAGCATTTGATCTGTTAAATCACGTACCCGCTTTAACGCCAAATTCATGTCTGCCTTGTGTGTAAACTCACCAGTGACAGCCATCTTAATGCTCGTTAAAGTTTTGTACATGTCCTTACCCTTCATGGCGAATAACAAGTTGTCTTCGTCTTCAGGATATGTAAATTCAAGTATTGCTTTGGTTTGCATGGAGACTCCCTATTGGTTTGGCAATCAACCAACGATCCCCCAATTGCAAGACTGAGCGCACCCACTTACGTTGGTTGTGTCGGTTGATATGTTCGGGAACCATACCGTTGTTGTAGATCTTTCTAGCTTTTTTGCGTAGTTGTTCAGTTGTCAACATCTTCTCTCTCCCTAAGTTTGAGATGATCCGGCATCTTTGAAGTGATCCAGAAACCATCAGCGTTTAAACTAAAGCCCTTTTCAATCATTTCTTCTGGAGTTCTGCATCTGCGGTCTACTCCATATTTGCCTGTACGGTGCTTCTCAAAAGCACCATTGCTGTTGAAGTACTGTTTACATGCTTGGCATTGATTACGGTTACCCCTTAGCACTTTCACTTGAGACCTCCCTCATGATTAGGTTTGCAATCTCTTCGTTGATCAGTTCACCAAATGATTTGCCTGACGGGAATCTCATCTGCGATGCCTGATGATCATTGATCACCTTGGTTGCGGCTGACAGTCCGTCATTGAATCCCTTGAGGTAAGGATTGTCTTGTGCCATACGCACCTCCAATCCCTCACGCAGAATCCTAGCCATCGTCACCTTTTTGGTTCGGGCAAACTTCTTTAGCTTGACGTAGTCTGCATCGTCCAAGTACGTCATGAACGGTTTAAGTTTCTTAGAAGGGGTCATCTGTTACTTTCGTTTTTTCGTATGCATTGACTAAAGCATCAAACTTAACTTTGGCCGGTACGTTGCCATGAAGTTCTGTGCGGGAGTCAATACCACATCGTTTACACAACATGTGGATGCAGTCTGTTTCGTTGTCGCACATCAAAAACTCTTGGAAGTCAGGATCACGGCAAAGCATTCCGGCCTTCTGAACTCGGTTGTCGTATGGCGTGGGTGACTCATCATCTTGGATGCGAACCACCGCACAGGCATATCTCGCCCCAACAAAGTCACGCAGAATCTCTTCAGGGACTTCGTCAGGGTGCAGAGAGAGCGTCAAGATAAAACCTGTACGGTCTTGCTTGAGCGCTACCTTACGGGCTTCAAACTGTAACGCCATCGAGTTTCCCCTGAAGATAGGAGATCACTGCACGGTAACCAATGACATCGTTTTTCAACTGATTGATATCATCTTCAAGCTCAATGACTAGATTTTCATTAACGTCATTAAGTATTTTCCAGTTAGCAATCTCTGCGTGTAAACGATCAATCTCGCTGCGCAAGACTTTTTGTCCTTCTGTAGGAACTACTGGCTTCAATTCTTTCTTGTCTTTCTTTTTCTTCTTGGCGTTATGCAAGACTTGGTAAACATAGGCGTTGGTTACGCCACAAGCCTTGGCAACATCGCTTGGCTTGTGTGTAGGGTTGGCTTCTTTGTAGGCTCTGATTTGTTGTGCTTTAGTCATGGTCTCTCCTTTTTAATTAAAACGGGATGTCTTGGTCGTCAGCAGGGAAGTCCTGTGCTTGGTTCTCTTGGCGTACACCGCCTTGTTGTTGTGGTACGAATCGGTTCACTGCGAGTGACAGATAGGTCTTACCGCTCTTGCCGACCTTCTTCCATCCGGACAACTTGATAATCGTCAGGCCGTTCTCGGTCTTGATCGCTGTCAGATCCTTAAGGTTGATGGCAATCGTTCCGGAGTAATCCGGAGACTTAGGGTTCTTCTTGCTCTGCTCTGCGAATAAAGAGCCTGTGTCGGGGCGTGTTTCAAAATCACTCATTTGGTTTCTCCGTTTGGTTAAGTTTTAGCTTCAAGGATTTGAAGCAGTTCAAGACCTCCTCGTAAAGGGGAGGGTGCGTTTGCTTCAGCGAATCAAGCTGAAGTTCATTGCTCTTCCAGTAGCTGTTTAAACCCGCTACTGTGGTGCAGTGGGAAGTCCACTCAATCATTCCTTCGGCAAACAACTTACGACTTGCGTCCGAGTTGTCCCATTCCACGGGTTGTGGCTTGGCCTTAGTCTTGGCAATAATCTTCTCGTACTTGGGGCCATCTTCCTTCTTGTACAGTTCACCCATTGGAGCCGTTGCCTCTGTGCTAGGAGCGGCTTTTGAGTCCTCTTGCGGCAAGTCATCTCCGGCATAGATGTATATGCCCAAACCGTGCAAGGCGAGGGCTTTGGTCATGCATCGCATGATTGCAGTGTTAACGGCAAACGCATCAGGGTTAAGGATGGGCTTGTTCTTGTAATCCATGACGGGCAACATACAGGTTCGGGGCTGACCGAACAAAGTCACTGTGACCCACACCATGCCTGTACCATTGACATCCATGTAGGGTTTACCCTCAAAGGTCTGTACATCAAAGGTGGCAGTGGCATCGGCCTTTAAAGCCTCTTGCCATGCCCACGCCCATGACAGGTACGTCAGGCCATTCTTCTTCTCGGTGTGATCATTGACGTTGATCTTCAGTAAATCATGGGGTGACATTGATCTCTCCTTGGTATTGTTTACACCACTTGCTGACTCCGCAGAAATCTCCGGTGCATCGCTTGGGTTCGCCTTTTCTTTCCTCGACATATCCTTTTTCCTTTTCTGCCAGTTCATTGGCTTCTTCAATTGATTTAAATACTCGGATCGCAGTCTTGCGTCCTTCCCTCTTCACTGCGTAGATGGTCTCGCTCATCCATCGTTCTTCATCGGTACAGGCTTGTAAGTCCTCCCCGAATTCCTGTGCTTGCTTGGCGGCACGGTGCATGTCCAAGCGTTTGCGTACATAGGTCTCAGTGGTAACTGAATCCCACATGGGGATGTCAATCATCACGGCCTCAGCCTCGGGGTAGTTCTCCTGAGTGGAGTGGGCGGTGTAGTCTTTGATGATGGCGCAGATCTTTAGACCGCAGACCTTTTGCTTCTTGACTGTTTCCACAAGCCATTTGTAGATGTTCAACTGGGTGACCCAGTCATCCTTAGACTGCATGACTGACCAAGCCTTAACAAACTTGTAATCAATGATGACAATCCCGTCATCTGTGTGTTCCTGTAGATCCACTGCACCGCTGATGGTGATGCCATCAATTGAGTGAAAGATGCGCTCCTCGTTGGTGTAACCCTCGACTGTCTTGCCCTCAAGCTTGGCATGCATGAACGTGCCAAGTTGTGAAGCTATCAGTTTGGTAACGTCAATCTCCATTTCCTCGTCATACTGTTCGCGCATTCTGCGGATCTTCGGTGGCGACATTAACTCGGTTACGCTATACTGAGAAGCACCCTTGGTGTAGAAGTCTCTCGCAAGCAAAGCCACTAACGGTGCGGGTAAGCCTTGTTTGTTGGTTATTTTCATTTACTCTCCTGAAAGTTGTTATGAACCCAGACCTCAATAATAGCGATGTTCCAACTGAATTGCAAGCACTATCACAAATTATTTTTGGAGAGCCAGCTTCCAAGGCAAACTCTAGGAGAGTTGTTCACTACGGTGGTATGTCTAGACTGATTAAGTCTAAGAAAGCATTAAGTTACTCTGATGTTTTTAAGCAACAGTGCAAACCATTGGCTACTTTAATGACGGGGGATCTGCGAGTTACTCTGCATATTTTTTATGCGTCACGCAGACCTGACCTTGATGAGAGCCTGATCCTAGACCTGATGCAGGGTCTTATATATGAGAACGACAGGCAGGTGAAAGAGCGTCATTGTTACTGGGGGCTTGACCCTGACAACCCCCGTGCAGAGATCATCATTGAAAAGATCCCTGAGATTGCTCCAAAAAAAAGCCCCTCCAAGAAAACTCAGAAGGGCTAATCCCATAACAGGAGGAGAGTACCAGCAACTGCAAGTTGTGGTAGCCCGTAGTTTAAATCAAATTCAACCGGTAAGCAAAACACAGCTGTTGGCCACCCGGCGCTTTGTTTAAACGCATCCAGCAGCACCCGGCGTGCGTGTTTAAACAATAACCAGCAACCCGGAGCTGCGGATTCTTTTTAATTCTTCTGGTAACTTGGATGTTGGTAAAAATATTTTTAGCACTGCTTGACACAACCTGAAAAGTTGTGTTTATAATTTAATCGTTGCCGTGAGAAGCGACAGATTGAAGCCACTTAATTCTACTCTCGCCCTTGGTTTTTGCCGCAGGGTTCTCACCGAGGGTAGAGCTAAGTGGCTTTTCTGTTTTCAGAACTGGACGGGCGTTGGGTTAGCGCCATCGCATCCCTTAACGGGGAGGACGTTAAAAAGACACTGCTTCATGTGAGCCGTCTAGTTCTGATTCCCCTCCTACGACAACCGTACTCCAGACGTTACTAAGGGGTAGATATCTGCCTGCGTGGAAGCAAAGGGTTACGTGGTATGCGCAAGCTAGGGGGCAGTTCCCGAACAATCCACGGTGCTGGTCGTATCTGCAAGCACAGGGGTTAGGACAACCTAACATGCAGAAGCCCTAACGGGCGGTGAAACCATCCCTCTCTACCCCTTGGGGTAGGGGGGTCTATGGGTGAAAATAATTAATAAGCCCCGCAAAGGGGCGCTAACAGGAGAGAGTAATGACACGAGCAGAAATAATTTTGATGGCAGACGCATCAGGCATATCGTTGTACGGCATGGGCTTAGACAGGGAAAAGTTTATTCACCATCTTGAAGCTTTTGCCAAGCTAGTAGCACAGAAAGAGCGTGAGGCGTGTATTGACATTGTTGCTATGTTTGGTGGAAGCATTGAAATTGAAGCCGCCATCCGAGCAAGGGGACAAGCATGACTAAAGACGAAGCATTACGCCTTGCATTGGAGGCGTTGGAATACACAGGTTTGAAATGGCCTCAAGTTGAAGAAGCCATCAACGGAATTAAAGCCGCACTAGAAGCCTTGGCACAGCCAGAGCAGGAGCCTGTGGCGTGGAGAGCATGGGTTTCAAAGTTCCCACAAGGGACAGGTAGCTATTGGGTGTATGTGACTAAACCAATCATGAAAGACAATGTTCACAACCAACCTCTCTACACCACCCCACCACAGCGCACATGGGTAGGGTTGACGGATATTGACTACGCAGGATTGCCACTTGAACAAGTTGGACTTGTCCGATGGGCAGAAACCAAACTCAAGGAGAAAAACACATGAAGCAACGTGTTTACACGATCGGTGTCGGTGATCAGGTCAGACTGATCCGTGCATCCAATCGCAGACAAGCGATAGCGCATGTGTCATTAGGGATTATGACAATACGAGTCGCCACACAAGAAGACATCATCACCCAACTAGATAAAGGAATACCTATCGAGAACTACACACCGCCCGAGCAAATTGAATTAGAACTTTAAAAAAATACAGGGAGAGAGAGATGGATGAGTTAAGACAAAGAGATTTCAAGAGGTTCGTCAAGCACCTCGATGAAAGCCATGAGGGCGTGATCTCAGCCGCCAATTGGTTAAACAGTTTGGGGTACTCGGTAACGATACCGCCATCGACTGTCTCAGACAGTTATGAGAATCGGATGAAGCATGTAGACAGTGGTGATCTCTACATCAATATGCGCGTGGAAGTCAAGACACTTGGCATCACATTCACCAACAGGGCAGACTGGAAATTCGGGGATAAGTTCATCGTCTGCGCTAAGCATTCGTTTGACAATGCCAAACCAAAGCCTTATGCATACATCATCCAAAGCGCAGATTTAAAACACATCGCAGTTGTCCATACCACTACGTGTAAACAATGGTATTCAGAAAAGCGTAAGGACTCTCGGTACGAAGATGTGACCCAAGATTTTTATCTTTGCCCAATTGACCTTGTCAGGTTTCATGCGGTTTAATTGATATTCCAAGGAGCAAATAATGACTAGAAATTACAAGCAAGAGTACAAGACCCAACAAGATAGAGGCGAACACGAGAACCGAATGGAACGCCAACGCGCCCGTAGAAAATTGGACGCTAAGGGAGTGACCCGACAAGGAAAAGACGTGGCTCATGTCAAGGCTTTGTCCAAGGGTGGATCAAACGCAGATGGCATCCGCCTTGAGTCTCCTGCCAAGAACCGTTCGTTTAAACGCAACAGCAGCGGCAGCATGAAATGAACGCAGAGTTTGTGGAGCAGTTCCACTTCAATGAATCTACTCGGGTAGCTTGCCCGTACTGTTCTACTGAACGTAGAAAATCCAATCAGAAAGACATGACCCTAACCCGCAAAGCAGACGGGGCGGTCGTGTTCCATTGCCATCATTGTCAGACTAGCGGCTCAGTCCAACCACAACAGGAGAGAATTTTGTCAGCCGTACCCAACCCAATTATTGTTTCAAACAAACTGCAAGATACGCATTACGCATGGTTAGCCCTGCGTGGTATTTCAAAACAAACCGCAGACAAGATGAAGTTGTTTGCCGCTGAGAAGTACTTCAGCAAGCTTGGCAAAAGCGCAGATGCCATTGGCTTCCCATACTACAGACAGGGTGCATTGGTTGCCGCCAAGTACAGATCATTCCCTGAGAAAGACTTCACCCAAGACTCAGGCGGTGCGCATGACTTCTTTGGTATTGATCTCATCAAAAAGGATCAGCCACTCATCATCGTTGAGGGAGAGATAGATTGCTTATCCCTCATGGAACTTGGTTATGACAACGTGGTCAGCGTACCAAGTGGAGCACCCATCAAGGTGGCAGATGGAAAGGTACTCCCGTCCGAAGACAAGCGATTCGCCTATGTATGGAACGCCCGTGAGGTACTCGATGCAGTCCCTTACGTGATCCTTGCAACAGATCAAGACACCGCAGGGCAAGCCTTAGCCGAAGAGTTGGCTCGCAGAATCGGTAAAGAGAAATGTCGTCTGGCTAAGTTTGAAAAGAAAGATTTAAACGAGGTCATGCTTGATGACCCGACAAAGGTAAGCGTCCTTCTCGACTCAGCCGCCCCGTACCCAGTGTCGGGGATCTCCGATGCGGGCACGTTCTATGAGCGTTTAAACGAGTTGTACACCAAGGGCACAGGCAAGGGGTTCTCAACAGGCTACTCCTCCGTGGATGAAATTTATACAGTTGCCCCTGCGCAGTTGACAGTTGTCACTGGTTACCCTTCATCGGGTAAGTCAAACTTTGTGGATCAGATCATGGTCAACCTTGCACAGGCACACGACTGGAAGTTTGCCGTGTGTTCGTTTGAGAATCAGCCTGAGATCCACATCAGCCGATTGATGGAGATCTACACTCGCAAGCGGTTCTTTGATGGCAGGGAAAGAATGTCCGAGCAGGAGAAAGAGCAAGCGTTTAAATTCGTTAAGGAGCATTTCCTGTTCATCGATACAAACGGGGAAGAGCCATCAACACTTGACTCAATACTGGACAGGGCAAGAATTGCCGTTAAGAGGATGGGAGTTCGTGGGTTGGTCATTGACCCGTATAACTACATCGAGTTGCCACGGGGTGACGGGACTGAGACTGCCGCCATCAGCGACATGCTGACGAGGGTTCAAAAGTTCTGCAAGGCACATGACGTGCATACATGGTTCGTTGCTCACCCTTCTAAGATCACCCGACAAGGCACAGAGCAACCCCGTCCTGACGGGATGTCCATCGCGGGGTCGATGGCATGGTGGGCAAAGACTGACTGCGGCCTGACTGTCCACAGGAAAGATCACCACGTAGAGATCGCAGTGTGGAAGTGTAGGTATCGTTGGGTCGGAACGCAGGGTGAAACAACAATGCTTTACAACAAAACCGCAGGGACTTACTCGGAGAATCTCGATGCCTTCTAACAGTTTAAACAATGAGCCTGCTGGCTCACCAGATGAGCCTGCTCCACGTTTAAACATCAGGGAGGAACTGGCGGAGGAATGGGACACGGAGCTTCTCTTCTTATCGGAGGAGGAGTTTGATGAGGCGATCATCGGGGTGGCAGAAAGGATAGGCGATGAGCCTGTCGTTGCCTATGACACAACAAAGATCGTGGAGATCCTGAGTCGATCTATGAGCGTGGATGAGGCTTATGAATTCTTTGAGTTCAATATCCTCGGGGCGTATGTCGGACAGAAAACTCCGATGTTCGTCACAACACTGTTTAAACAATGATACAGCCAGCCGCTGTTTCACAATGCGTTTAAACGCTGATATATAGGCCAAAAAAAAGGGAGCGCAATGCTCCCTTAATTTATATTCTTGCGACTCTTACCGCTTGAATGATGCTTGGATATTTTCCGCAGTAGCGGGGCACTCGGTCTCTACCCATCCGATAGACTGCCCATGCTTTCTGCGCATAGGTGATGTACTTCTCGGCAGGGTTGACAAAGCGTTCATGGTTAACGAGGTCAATGAGGTTGTCATAGTAGTACGTGGTTTTGAGAAAGGTTGGGTCTGATTGGGTGATCGCCTTGATCTTCTTCATCAATGCACCTCATCACTGGATGGACGCATGAAGCGTTCCATGTCATAGGTTGCGGCAACCACGCCAAGCACCTCCTCCCGATCGTAATCTGCGGCTACTGCAAGCTTCATAGCGGCTTTAAAAAGGATGCCGAGCATTGACTCAGTGTCCAGTTCAGAACGGCTCAAAAGCTCTATGAGGTCGCCATAGTTCGCACTGAGTCGGGCAACCTCATCATTACTCAATTGCCTGACTTTCATCTTCAACCTCCTTTTCCATGTAGCGCACCAATGCTTTGGCCTCATCACTCTGCATCTTCTGAATGATCTCATACATCTGCGGTGCGATGGCAATCAATCGGGCGTTTGCCCGTTGAGTCGCAAGCGGTAGATTTCTACTAGCACATGAGGAAATTATGGTCGTTGCTTCATAGTCCCACACGTTGGAGTTTTGAGCAACCCAAGGGTAAGGCGTTGTGTGTTTAAACATCATGGTCTCCAGTAAAACAAGTCAAGCAGTAAAACGATCAAGCCGACAAGAAACACGGCACGTTCTATTTTGTCCCATAGTGTGTGGTTCATGCTTGCTCCCCTATCCCCAAACGTTTCTCTGTAAATGCTTGGGCTTGATCCATCTCAGCATCGGAAAGGTCAAGAATCTCGCCAATCATTTCACGCCAGTGATGGTTGGCAAGGGCAAGCCGTGCTACCTCAAAGATCAGAATTTCTTTACTTGTCATTCTTACTCCCCTTGTTTAAACGTGTTGCTTTCAGAACACCCTTGGCAAACTCTACGTCAAGTGAAAGGTGCTCAATCCATGAGCCATCATCGATGTAGCGGTCAGCAGATTGCACCAAGTTTTTGAGTGCTGATCTGAGGTAAACAATTCGTTCTTTGTCAGTCATTGGTCACCTCCTCCACACTGTAAATAGACCAATCACCGCCCACACCTTGATCCACAGGGATGAATGCTCCTCCATCCATGTCCTTGGCAATGGTGTAGGCTTCAACTTCGCTCTCGGCCTCAACGTGTTCATAAAAATACGTTGTCAGCTTGGCAATCACCTTGTAAGTTTTCATTGGTTATCTCCCATGTCCAAGCTTTCAGTGACGGTGTAACCCTTGCTCGCGGCTAATGCTTCAAGGGAGGGCAAGCAAGCCATGTAGGTTTCTTCTGAATCAAACTGGGCTACCGAATGCGCACCCGCATTGGCTTCAAAATAAACTGCCACTTTCATGTCACGGCTCACCTCCTCCATGCCATAGTCTGCGGGGTACTCGGTGCGCAGATCGTCCAACTCATCGAGGTAACGCTCGATCTCCTCGCGCAGATACTCGGGCAGGGTGGCGGAAAGGTCTTCAACCTTTCCATCATTCCAAGTCACGGTCAGTTTGCAATCAACGATTGCGTGGGTAAATTTACTGTGTGGTTCGCGTTTCATAATTTCTCTCCTGCTACTGGTTTCATTTGTTGGTTTAAACATAAGGGGGCGAACCCCCTCATGCGGCAAGCTTGAGCTTGTTGAATGCGACAGTGCCCATGTCAGCGAGGTTGTCAACCCTCACTGCATTGGGGTAGACACGGGAGACATTCTCTTGAATGCCGATCCCGATTGTTGTGATGCCAAGGCGTGAGCCTGAGTTGCATTGGTCGCGGGTGGCGTTGGGCGAACCCTCACCATCGGTCAGGACGAAGCAGACCTTGCGCTCCTCTGTCCTACGTAGCAACAGGCCGTGAGCATAGTTCAGGGCGGCATAGTCGTTCGTGCCTCCACTGCACACGACACGCTCAAGCAGGGGCTTGACACGCTGATAGGGCGCGTTCCAAGGCTTGAGTGTAGACACCACATTGGAGAACGTCACAACACTGGTGTGCACCCCTGCTTGGCTGAGTGTGGTCAGCAGGGCGTAGCAGACATCAACGGCATGTTGCATACGATTCTCAGATTGCATCGAGCCTGAGCAGTCGAGCACGATCGTCACGGCTGAGTCAATACCTGCAACCTCAGTCCTGCGTTTAAACAGGCGGTCACTGTGCCCGATGTGGGGCAAGGCGTTGACATTGAGCGAGCCTTGCTTGCGGTTGATGTTGAACTCCTCAGTGCCTGAATTCTCAAACAGTCTGCGAATCTCATAGCGAAGTTTTGCGGGAATCATTGTGTGCTCCTTAGCAGTTGACAGTCCATTGTTTCTTATCGCTAACGTGGTATTCGTTAGCACCCATGCACCACTCACCAGTCGCGCCCCCTGCACGTGCAGTCTCGGGCACGTTGACGGTTGGCTCAGTAGAACGGGGCACAACCACAACGCGAACCTTGCCGCCATTAGGATGAGCCTTGGTGCGCTTAACGGGGGTCTTGGCATCCCCTACCTCATCGCCCTCTTTTGCGGGGCTTGTAGGGGGCTTCTCGCCCTTTGTAGGGGCATCCTTATTGCCTCCCTCCTGATCGGATGGATCACCATCATCGCAGGGGTTGCCGTCATCACTGCCTGTTGGGGGTTCAGGGTTGACGGGAGGAGGCTCAGGATTGACAGGGGGCTGAGGGGGTTGGATCTTGCACAATTGCTCAAAGACCCACTCGGCAAGCACCCATGTATCGGCAGTGTGTTGGCATGTGTTTAAACGTTTGCAAGCTTCATCAAAGATGGGCTTCAAGCCGTTAGCCAATGGCACTTTGATTGTGCCGTGCTTGCGAGCATAGACTGCCAACACAAAGGGGTACTGCTTAGGATCTGACCAGTCGCTGACCTCATTGAGACCCTCGGTTGCCATGTTGTCGATCAGCGTACCGAGCAAGCTTTCCACGTTGCCCGTCAACTTGCGCTCCACTGCACGGTTCTCAATGAACGCATCCTCCAAGCCGTTGTGCAAATGGATCAAGTACTCGACTGCATCGCGGTTGATGGCATTGAAGTTGGTGTACTTCCAGTGTAGAAGCTCATGCAGGGCAAAGCCTGTAAAGCGTTCAAGATCACCACGGGTCAGCACCGCATCGTCTGCGATGTTGGTGATGTAGACGTTACCCTGACGGTCAATAGCCGCAGTGGGAATGTCTGCTTTGAAAAGCACCTTGACACGGGACAGACCCAAGTCGGATGCGATTTTGTGAATGGCGGCAGTCAAGGCTGACTTGAACTCCCAACCGAAGTATTTTGCTTTAAGCATTTTGCTCTCCTTATAGCCACGACTTGATGTCGTTTTGATTGATGTATGCGGCCTTGATCACGTCAAGAGCGGCACGGGACTCAGCGGGTTGCCGAGAGGTTATTGCAGACTCCCAAGCCTCATCGACACTCAGCATGTTTAAACTGCGAATGAATGCGAGGGCGGAGCGGATCGATGGGGCATCGATGATGTCACCACTGTCAACCTTTGCACGGGCGGCATTGATGGCATCCACTACGTGACAGGCCAAGGCTTGATGGCAACCAGTGTGTCTCACCAGTGCTTCAACCTCTTGGTCACGGGGTAGGTATTCAAACTTGACGACACGGGCAAAGCGGTCAGCAAGTGATGAATTCATTTGGCGAGTGCCTGAGTAACGTCCCGAGGCATCACCGTTGGTCAGCGTGTTGTCAGCGGCAAAGACCAACACACCCTGCGCTCTGCGGTGCACTTGGCCTCCAAAGTTGACGGCACTGTTAGGCTCGAGAAAACCGTTCAGGGTAGCAAGCTCACCCGCATCACAGTTGGAGATCTCATCGAGCAAAACGATGGTTGACGGAGTGGTGAACGCGGTCAGGAAAGCACCACGTTTAAACACTGTCGCACCGTTCTCAAGGCCAACCGCACCCGCGTAATCCTCGGTGGTTGTGTACTTGTGGAAGTTGATGCGGGTGAATGAGCGGCCTGTGCGAGCGGCAAACTGCTTGGCGGTCTCGCTCTTGCCTGTACCCTTTTCACCTCCGAACCACACGTTGTCGCCTGTCTGTTGGCTGAGCAAGAGGTGCTTCAGGATCGACTCAGACCACACAAAGTTGGGGTCAATCGCAGGGGCATCGGGTGCATTCCAAATGTCCACGTAGACTTTCATGCCCTGAGAATCGTACAGGTCAACACCGAACACATCGAGGGCAGTCTTACTGTCAACGATTGTTGCGGCAACAGTGGAGGCCACTGCGGCTTGAGCACCCGCATCGATCACGGCCTGTTTAAACGGGGCAAAAGCCTTGGCAATTGCAGAGGCCACATCAGCGGCAACCTTTGTGTCATCGACACTGGAAACGGCCTGAGCCTTGGCCATCTGATCGAGGGTGATGCGCATGTTGGACACATCCCCTGCGATGGCGGCAACCGAGCCGTCAAGGGCGCGGGTAGCATCAAGCCCCTGCAAGGCGTAGGCGTGGGCACGATTGGCAACGGCCTCGATGGCATCAACCTTGGTGTTGTCCACTGTGGAGGACGACTGAATCACTGGGGTTGCGTTCTGCACCTGAGCGATGGTCAATTTACCTGCATTGATCTGCTCGACAAGCCAAGTGACACGGTCAAGCTTGGTGTTGAGGTTTGAGGGTGCACCGTGGGCGGTGGTTGCACCGATGATTTTGCCAACGGGGATGGACAACAGTTGGTCACGCAAAGTTAAAGTCTTGGTCATTTTCTCTCTCCTACTAGTTTCTGTTTATTCAAGCGAGGGCGAACATGTCGCCACATCTGCACGTGGGAAGCTCTACGTCACCGTGGGCGTTGTAAACCCACTTGGCGGTCATGCGAATTGAGCATTGGCATGTTGGGCAACGGGCAAGCAACATGCGTGTGCCTTGGCTTTTGTACGTGGACACGTCAACCTTGGCATGGGGGTAGACACCCAGTGAATCGATGATGGCCTGATAGGCATCAATGAAGTTCTGCCCGTGGGTCACTTCTTTGTAGGGGCTTGAGCCTGTGCCTGTGGGCAGAATGTGCAGGGCATCAGCGACACGGCTATAGCCAAGGGTTGTCACGTTGTACGCGCCCCGTGCGGTGCGGCACAGTTGAGCGATGAGGGTCTCGGTCACCTTGGTAGGGTTGTCCAAGATGGGGGAAATGTAGATCTCCCAGTGCCCATCGGCAGAGTTGGTGTTGGGGATGCACTCGCCAAGCACCTTAAAGCCTGAGCGTTTTGCATTGGTTGGGTAGGCACAGGCAACCCGAATCTCAGCGGGTAGGGTGTAACCACGGGAGGAGAAAAAGGGACGCAGTTCATCGACTGCGGCATTGAGCCAATCCTCACGATTGGCGTGGATGGTAGCGAGGGTCATGGATGGTCTCCGAGGGGTGGCAAAATTACCACTGCAATGCCCTGACTCGCAGGGCATCACGGTGAAAATTACAGGGTGTCAAGGGCGGCTCGCTCAGCAAGCACATCCTTAAGCTTGAGCAAGGCATCTTGTACCTTGATCACCTCATGCGGTGCTAAATCGTCCAATTCACCTTGGCGATTTTTAACTGCGCTATTGAGCGCATCAATTGCCAGTGAGTGGGCAAACTGTCGGGGGGTGTAGCCGTTGTTCATGCTGATACCTTTCTGTTTAAGCATTCGTTGTAAGTGCCAGTAAAGAAAATGCGGTAGCCGTTGCGCTCCACATCACCCTTACAGACAATGATGTTGCCGTGGCGGTCAATTTGTGCGGTGTACATGTTCACTCTCCCTTTTCTACTTTGATCAAGATGGCTTGATCTTCAATTGAGAGTAAGCATCCCGCCATCATGTGCTTTTTCATGTACTTGATCAGGCGTTGGCGGTTGGCCTCTGTGGGGTTTGCCTTGTAGGCATCGATTAGCTTTTGCATGAGTAGGTCTCCAAGCAGTGCGACATTGCACTGGTGAACCCCGTAAGGCTCACCGCTGAAATGTCAGGCGGCATGAATGCGAGCAGTCCCTGCGTCATACCAACCATAGTCAAGGCCGTTGGCCGACAGAATGCTAACGATCTCAGGGTGCATGTAATCTCTCCCTGCGTCAGCCCATGTTGTCTTGTCGTTATCCTCTGCGCTGATCACAAACCAATCAGGCTTGTTGATCACTGGTGCACCGAGGGCTTGCAGGGCGGCATAAGCTTTGTCAATTTGTGTCTGTTTCATGGTGTGTCCTAGTAACAGTGCGACAGTGCACTGATAAACCCCGTAAGGCTTACCGCTGTACTGTCTACAGCCCTCTGTGGTGCGATCACCTAGAGGGTGGAGAGATCTGCACTATCTGATGTTCTTTGCCCATCACGGGTCATCAGGTCTAAGCGGTAATCTCTGCGATGGCTGAATTTTAACCACAACAATATTGTCGTGTAAACACCTGCAATACTTACTTGAGTAAATTGTGGGGTTATTAAATCGTGATGGTGTGATGGACTCAAGACATTTCTTATTAGTACAGAAGAGTTTCGGTGTTGGACTAAAAGGTATTCAATTTGGAGTGAAAGTAATACGTTTCCGAAAAGTATTAAAAAACGCTCAGAACGGCTCAGGTGAGGCGATCGGGAAGGGGTCAAGGGGTAGGGTGCTTGGAGGGTCAAAAAACGCACTGAGGCCGTTTAAATGCGAAAGCGCCACAGTTTTGGCGTATTACTTTAGCCATGTTCTGTAGTACTTAGGTAATCAAATCATGTGTTGTTTTTATGCACTGTATAACAAATGTATAAGCTGTGGATAAGGCTGTGGATGAGTCGGGGCTGTGGATAAGCTGTGGATAACTTCCTGTGGATAACTTTTGACTTGTCCACAGGGTGTTGATAAACTGTGCATAATGCGAACAGTGCGTTTCCCTGAGTTGGTGAGCGGGAAATGTGGGGTGCTTACATATAGATGGAGTGTTTAAACATGAGCAAGGCAAGCAAGGGTGAGTACAGGGCTGAACTGGAGGAGGCGATGGACGGGATCGAGGATTGGGCGGGTGATGAAGACCTCGCAGACCTTAGCGAAGCGGAACAGTATGCCCATGCCGCAGAGAAGCCAAGACTAAGAAAGGATGGAGAACATAGAGGGTCAGACATAAAGAGACCTAAGCCTTTAAGCCCACGGCAAGTGCTGTTCTGCCAAGGAGTAATACTGGGGAAAAGCCTACGGCAAGCATACAGAGATGCCTATGCCAATGACACAGGATCAGATGCTTCTATCAGTGCCAGTGCAAACAAACTAATGAAAGATCCAAGGATCAAACACATACTCCAAGAGGCATGGGAGGAGACTGCCGAACACCTGAGTGAAGACCTTGCCGCAAGCAAGAGATATGTTCTAAAGGGACTGTTGGCACTAAGCAAGAAAGCCAAGCAAGAGGGGACTAAATTAAAAGCACTGGAACTGCTAGGCAAAGCCGCAGGGTTGTTCACCCCGACAGAGGTACAAGACAAGGCAGTGATCACCGCAGATCAATTAAAGAGAGAACTTGCAGGCCACATGAAGCTTCTAGAGCAAAGTAGAAAAGGGAGAGTGAACATGTACACCGCACAAATTGACCGCCACGGCAACATCATTGTCTGTAAGGGTGATGTGGAGCGCAACGGCTACCGCATTTTCTTTACT